GGGGAAATTACACTTCAAAGCCTCTTATTTCCCCGTCAACTAGATTAACTCTTTAAAAAGGGGGCTAGTTCTCCTGAGTCTCCCCAAGTCTTTGAAGACTATGGAGTTCTTTAGAGAATAAAGAGTCTTCCGAGCTTGCGAGGGCCTCTGTTTCGGCACTAGAGTCTACAAAGAGCTAGGGGGAGGCAGGAGACCATAGCCCCCCACCCTATATATATACAATACATATACATTTTTAGGAGAATTGAGGTATCAACCAGTTACTCTAAAGATTCAACGCGAGTCTCCAAAGACTCTACCGGCTATAAAGACTATAAAGACTATATAGTATATAAAGGTATCCCTATACTAATGCAACCCCGGGGGATGGATTACTCTAGTATATAGTTCAGATCACCACTTGTCAAGTATTATCGTAAATAACTTGACAAATCTTCAGGGGCATATATACTATTTTACTATGGCAGTATTAAATAATATAGAAAAAAAAGAAAGAAAAAGAGAATTAACAGTAAAACAACAGTCTTTCCTAAAGAATCTTGTAGAGACTCAAGGAGATGCTAAAGAGGCTGCAAAGTTAGCTGGTTATTCTTCTCCTTATTACCATGTTGTTAAGAGTTTGAAGTCTGAAATACTAGAATTAACTAAAGAAGTATTAGCGACATCAGCTCCTAAAGCAGCTTTTAAGCTAGTAGAGATCATGGAGTCTAAAAGACCTATAGTTCAAGCTAACAATAAGCTTGCAGCAGCCACTACTTTATTAGATAGGGTAGGTGTATCTAAAGTAGATAGGGTAGATGTTAATCATAATGTAGGGGGCGGTATCTTTTTAATGCCGGATAAAGCTCCTATTGAAATAAACCAAGAGCATTATACTGTAATCGAAGAGGAATAATACTATGGATTTTCTAATAGGTATAATTTTCGTAGCTGTTGTAGCTGGAATTATTATTAAAAGAAAAAAGCCTGAATTATGGGCTAAGTTAGTTTCTAAGCTACCAATATGAAGAAAAACAGTAGGGATAGCCGTTTTAAAAAACAAAGTAAGAGAAACCAGCGCTATAATTTGAACCAACGTAAGAATACCCTGAAGTTTAAAGAGGACTTTTTACAGATTAAGAACTATGGCCGCCAAAAAAGATGAAGTATAGTGAATATGTTAGTACCAAATAAGTATATCAGACGTGCTTCTTCTACTATCCCTTTTGGTTATGAGTTGTCTCCTATTGATGGTTACTTAAAACCTATCTCAGATGAGATTAGTATCTTGAAAGAAGTTGCTGAATCTGTTAATGCAGGGGAAATCAGTTTAGGTATAGGAGTAGATTGGTTAGAAGCAGAAACAGGCAGGAAGATCAGTCGTATGGGTTTAAAGAAACACGTGGATAAGGTATATGGAAGATTGGGAAAAAAATCCTGAAAAATACTTGACAGATGCTCAAGGGAGCTATATACTAAAGAAGGACGGTACTCCACAAAAAAAGCGTGGTAGGCCTAAAAATTCTGAGTTATCAGATGTTAGAGCTACGTTACATGCACAAAGAGCTTTAAAAAAGAAAAACTCTAAAGTTACAAAGCTGCGCAGAAATTTAAAGGCAGCAGAGAAAGAGTTAAAGAAAAGTGAAAAAGTTCTAACATCTAATGTTATTACTGAAACAGAAAGTAAAGAATTACCAGATGCTATACAAAAGCATTTAGATGATACAGGTTCTTATGTTGAGTTTATGCCTAACGAAGGACCGCAGAAAGATTTTTTAGCTGCGCCAGAAAAGGATGTCTTATACGGTGGAGCTGCTGGTGGTGGTAAAAGCTACGCGATGTTAATAGATCCGTTGCGTTATTGTCATAATCCAGTACATAGGGCGTTGATACTAAGAAAATCAATGCCTGAATTAAGAGAACTGATAGATAAGTCTAGGGAATTATATCCCAAAGCTTTTAAAGGAGCTAGGTTTAGAGAAGTTGAGAAGTTATGGAACTTTCCTAGCGGAGCTAAGATTGAGTTTGGATTCCTTGAACGAGATGCAGATGTCTACCGTTATCAAGGACAAGCATATAGTTGGATAGGTTTTGATGAGATAACACATCTTCCAACAGAGTTTGGCTGGAACTACTTAGCTTCAAGATTAAGAACGACAGATAAGAATTTACAGACTTATCTTAGATGCACAGCGAATCCGGGTGGAGTTGGTGCGCATTGGGTAAAGAAAAGATATGTCTTACCATCAGAGTTCAATACAGCTTTTATAGGACATGATGGGCTTACAAGAAAATTCATCCCTGCTAGATTACAGGATAATCCGTACTTAGCAGAAGACGGTGAATATGAAAGGATGCTTAACTCGCTTCCTGCTGTACAACGTAAACAGTTACTAGAAGGTAATTGGGATATAGCAGAAGGAGCAGCGTTTGCAGAGTTTGAACCAGAGGCTCATGTAATAACTCCTTTCGAGATACCGTCTTGGTGGGAAAGATTGAAAAGCGTAGACTATGGCTATGCTGCAGAAAGTTGTTGTTTATGGGCTGCCGTGGATCCCGAAGACAAGACCATCATCATATATAGAGAACTATACCAAAAAGGTCTTACAGGGAACGCGTTAGCTGATAAAATAACATATATGGAAGAAAGTGAAATAAAGTCTATACCGGGAGTATTAGATACTGCTGCATGGGCTAGAACGGGATATTCTGGTCCTACTATTGGTGAAACACTTGTCAATAAAGGACATAAGTTAAGAAGGGCTGACAAGAACAGGGTGGCAGGTAAAGTTCAGATACACGAATATTTAAGAAAGCGTCCTGAAAATGGAAGACCAAGATTACAGATAGTGAGTAGTTGCAGTAACCTAATTAGGGAGCTACAAGGTATTCCACTATCTAAGACTAATTCAGAAGATGTGGATACTAATGCTTCAGACCACGCTTATGACGCTTTACGTTATTTATTAATGAGCCGTCCAAGAGTAGACCATCCTTATGATAGAAGGTTAAGAATTAGATCTGATGTATACAATCCGTCAGACTCAACATTTGGATATTAATAAATGGCAGAAAAAGAAAATACATTTTTAAGCGCTGATAACATCTATGAAGAAGTTGACGGTGAAACAGGAAAAGCCCTAAACCTCGAAGAAGATCAACAGTCAAATTTAGTAGGCATAATAAAGGCCCGCTTTGCACAAGCTGAAGATAAAAGAGATATGGATGAGCGCCGATGGTTAAGAGCCTATGAAAACTATCGGGGGATGTATAATAAATCTGTTAAGTTTAGAGCCTCTGAAAAATCTAGAATATTCGTAAAAGTTACTAAGACAAAAGTACTAGCAGCTTTTGGTCAATTAGTAGATGTTATATTCGGAACTGGTAAGTTCCCTATAGGCGTTACAGAAACTAAAGTACCTGAAGGCGAGTATACTTCAGCACATCTAGATACAGCCAATGCACAGCCGGGAATGGAAACATCTCTACCTGATAACATAGGCAACCGGATAGAAGATCCTCCTCAAGAAGAAAATCCTTATGATGTAGGTTATGAAGGGGATGGAAGAACTTTAAAAGCAGGAGCTACTTTTGGTAAAGGAATCTTCACAGACTCTATAGAAGATCAAGCGGGAGATATGCTAGTAGAAGGATATAGCTCCGATCCTAGTAAGTTAGAATTAAATCCTGCACAGAAAGCCGCAAGACGCATGGAGAAACTTATCCATGACCAGATAGAAGAATCAAAAGGCTCTTCAGAAATAAGAAATGCTTTACTCGAGTCTGCTATGTTAGGCACAGGTCTGGTTAAAGGCCCATTTAATTTTAATAAGAAATTACATAAATGGGATGAAACCGAAGAAGGAACTAGAGATTATAATCCTTTAGAGGTTAGAGTTCCTAGAATAGAGTTTGTAAGCTGTTGGGATTTTTATCCTGATCCCGCAGCAACTAATATGGATGAATGTGAGTTTGTAGTACATCGCCATAAGATGAATCGTAGTCAGCTACGCCAGTTGCGTAACATGCCTTATTTTGATGAAGATGCTATTAGAGATTGTCTAAAGATGGGGCCGAACTATGAAGAAAAGGATTTTGAAAGCCGTTTAAAAGATGATGCTAGAGGCAGCGAAGACTATCAAGGGAACTATGAAGTTCTTGAGTATTGGGGCATCATGGATGCTGAATACGCAAGAGAAGTAGGGATTGACTTACCCGACACAGTAGACGATTTAGATGAAGTACAGATCAATGCTTGGGTAACTGGTAATAAATTATTACGTGCAGTAATTAACCCATTTACTCCTTATCGTATTCCTTATCATGCTTTCCCTTACGAAAGAAACCCATACAATTTCTTTGGTATTGGTGTAGCAGAGAACATGGACGATAGCCAACAAGTAATGAATGGTCACGCAAGAATGGCTGTAGACAACTTAGCCCTATCAGGCTCTGTAGTCTTTGATATAGATGAGTCAGCTCTTGTAGGTGGACAATCTATGGACATATATCCGGGAAAGATATTCCGCAGACAAGCAGGGATGCCCGGACAAGCAATACACGGATTAAAATTTCCAAACACATCTAATGAAAATATGATGATGTTTGATAAGTTCAGACAGCTTGCTGATGAGCAAACTGGAATACCTAGTTATAGTCATGGACAAACAGGTGTCCAGAGTATGACAAGAACAGCTTCTGGAATGTCAATGTTATTAGGAGCAGCTAGTTTAAATATTAAAACAGTTGTGAAAAACCTAGATGACTTTTTATTGAAGCCTTTGGGGGAAGCGTACTTTCAATGGAACATGCAGTTCTTTGAAGGCGAGATGGATGTTAAAGGCGATTTAGAAATTAATGCTTCTGGAACAAACAGTCTTATGCAGAAAGAAGTAAGAAGTCAGAGATTGACTATGTTCTTACAAACTGCACAAAGCCCTGCTGTTGCTCCTTTTGTTAAGATTTCTAAGTTAATAAGTGAACTAGCCTATAGCTTAGATTTAGATCCTGATGAGATACTCAACGATCCTGAAGAAGCAGCTATCATGGCCCAAATAATAGGTATGCAAAATGCTGGACAAAATACAGGCGAGGAAGCTCAACCCACTGGTCAACAATCCCCAACAATGGGTGGCGGTGGAGGAGTACCTCAAGCACCTCAAGAACTTGGAGTTACAGGTACTGGCGGTGGCAACATCGGAACTGGAAATATACCGCAGCCAGGGGAGGATCAGTTCTCTGGAACGATTGCTCCAGTTGCCCCAACAGGTTAAGCAGACAATTAAAGAGACTAGCTAATGGCAAAGAAAAAGAAAAACTCTACAAAGAAACAGATGGATGAACTTGTTGGGGAAAAGAAAAATAAAGTAGAGAAAAAATATAAAACAGAAGATATTGAAAATTTAGCTGCTTGGATTGCTCAAGGCCCTGATCGTTTTTGGGCATACGATCTTATTGGTAAAATGATAGATAATTTTGAAGATTTAACTCATAAAAATCCTTTAGTAAGACGTTATGAACTAGGAACTTTTTCAGGAAAAAGCTTTTTAAATACCTTGATGAAAAGCAAGGAAGTTAGTGATGAAGATAAAAGACTTTTAATAGAGGCAAGCGTATTTTCACCGAACCCTGATATTAAATCGTTAGCTCCACTATTGTTTAAGGGAGTAGCACAAGAAAAAAGAAAAGAATTAGAAGAGACGCTACTCCTTGCTAAAAAGAAAGAAAAGGCTATGAGTACTCGAGAAAAGGCTGCCTTTTTTGCGCAAAATATGAGAATGTTTTATAAAGATATACTACCAAAAGCAGTTAGTCATTTAGTTTATAAGGATACTCTTCCACAGTTAGCTGCAAGAGGGCCTATTTCTTATGATGGTGAAACAAAAGAATGGGTTAATCGAGACACAGGACAAAGAAGTAAAAATTCAGAGGATGTTAGTCATTCAGAATCTTATCAAGATTATGTGCTTAGAGAATTGAATTTACAAGCAAGTCAAGGATTTAAGCCAGAAGTTCCTGACTGGTTAGGCGCACAAATAGGTACTGAAGATGTACCAGTAGATATGGAAAGATATTATAATGTTACTTCTGGAGGAGGCGAATACGGTAATCCTTTAAAAACTAAAAAAAGAGATAGGCTAGACCAGTTCAGACCAACAGAAGAAGAAGGACTAGAAGATTATTTACAAGGGCCAGAAGGGATATATTATAATAAAAAAACAGGAACATTTGTTACTAGAAAGCCTGTTTTTGGACCCGCCCCTGAACTAGAAGGCTATAAATTTGATCCTAGATTAAAGGGTATTTTATCAGAAACTATTAGCCCTGACTATGCACAGGGGTTTAATAAAGGCGGAAATGTAAAAAGAAAAAAATATCAAGAAGGCGGAGATATGGAGGCTCAAATGGCTATGATGATGCCTGCAGAAGAAACAATAGAAGAAGCTCCAATGCCTATAGAACAAGAACCAGATATGTTGCCTGACGAGCAAATGGAAGATGAGTACTTAGATTTTATAATCTCACAGTCTTTATCTCCCGAAGAAGAAGCGTCATTAATGAATAAATTAGAAGCTGATCCAGAGTTAAGTGTAATGTTTGATAAGCTCATGGATACAGCCACAGAATTTTCAGGAGCTGGGCCAGTTGATGGTCCGGGTTCAGAAGTCTCCGATTCGATACCTGCAAGGTTATCGGATGGTGAGTTTGTCTTTACAGCAAAAGCTACAGAACAAATAGGCGCGGATAGATTACAGAGTATGATGGAAGATGCCGAAGCTGAAGCTGATGTTATGAGACAAGAAGTAGCAGAAGGTGGTGAAATAGAAGAAAACAAACCTGAAGTTAGTGAGTTCGGAAAACCTGTTGATGAAGACATCGCAGAAGACGAAATCAAAAAAGGAATGTTATCTGTTAATCCACGCCTGCGATAAACGATAGAGCCACCTTAGTTTATTCTAAGCCCTTTATCACAACATTAACCGAAAGGCTACCTTTACAAAAACAAACCCTGCACAGTCGACATATGCAGCTACTTTGTTTAGAAAGCCCTGAGTAGGAGTAAAGAAAATGGCAAAACAAGAAGTAAAAGAAGAAACCCCAAATCCGTATAACGCCAATAAATCTTGGCATACGAAAGATAAGACAGAGTTTGTATCTTCGGATAGTTTATTTTTCCAAGAGCAAGAAACAGCAGCGAAAGCTCCTGAAGAAGCAAAAGAAAAACAAACTAAACAGACTAAGAAGGCTAAACCTTACAGTAAGCCTGATTATAAAAAAAGATATGACGATTTGAAGACGCATTACGATTCTAAATTAGAAGAGTTTAAAGTAAGAGAACAGGAACTATTGACAGAGGCTGCCGAAAACAGGCCTCAATATGTAGCTCCAAAGTCTCCAGAGGACTTGGAAAAATTTAGAGAACAATATCCAGATGTGTATGAAGTAGTTGAAACTGTAGCACACATGCAAAGTTCTGAAAAGACTAAAACCTTAGAAGAAAAGCTTGCATCCTTACAGGAACGTGAAGCAGATTTAATTACTAAACAGGCACACGAAAGATTGATGGGTAATCATCCTGATTTTGAAAATATTAAAAACAGCGATGAGTTCCATGATTGGGCGAAAGCACAACCTAAATCAATCCAAGATTGGATATATAAAAATGCGAATGACGGTGATCTTGCTAGTCGTGCGCTAGACTTATATAAACGTGATACAGGTATGGATTCTACTAAAGCTAGAAAGCCATCTTCTAAGCAGTCCAGAAAATCTGCTGCTGATATGGTTTCAACTAAGACAACCGCAGTTGAGCCACAGCAAGAGAGAATTTGGACTGAAAGGGAAATTGCTGCAATGTCTATACATGAGTTTGACAAGTTTGAAGACGAAATTAGTCAAGCTGTTGCAGATGGCAGAGTAGTAAAACAATAACTTTTAATTTTAACTTTTAAGGAGTAAACAAAATGGCATATAATCAATCAGACCAGTATTTTGAGCCAAGCACAGATACTGATGCCAACTTTGCGAACTCCGTTAGTGGTCAAAATAATTCGTTTTTCCTCCCTGCAGTCTACTCTAAAAAGGTTCTAAACTTCTTTAGAAAGGCTTCAGTGATAGAAGCGATCACCAACACAGATTATGCTGGTGAACTGACCGCTTACGGAGATTCTGTAAAGATTATTAAAGAACCTGAAATTACTGTGTACCAATATGAACGTGGTGCTGACGTAACTCAAACTAAGCTAACCGACCAAGAGCTTACTCTTGTTGTAGATACAGCTAACGCATTTAAATTCAAAGTGGATGACATTGAAAGTAACATGTCTCACGTGAATTGGCGTGAAGTTGCAGCATCTTCAGCAGCGTATTCTCTTAAAGATGCTTTTGATGAGGGCGTTCTTGCTACTATGTTCTCAGGTGTTTCTGCATCAAGCCCTAACCATGTGTTGGGTTCTGATAGTGCTACTGATCTAGCAGAAGGAACATTTGACGGAACAGGTAATCTTGATATAGGTTTTGGATCATCTGAACATGATCCTATTGATGTTCTAGGGCATATGGCTCGTCTTCTTGACGATCAAAATATCCCTGAAGAAGGACGTTGGTTCGTAGCATCTCCGGATTTCTACGAAGTTCTGTCTAAAACAGCATCGAAACTTTTATCTGTTGATTACAACGCAGGTCAAGGTTCAATCAGAAACGGTCTAGTAACTTCTGGTAAGTTGCGTGGATTCAGTATGTACAAGTCAAATAACATTGCAAGCACATCTAATGCTGCTGGTAAATGTATTGCTGGTCATATGAGTTCTACAGCGACAGCTCAGACTATTACAAGTACTGAAGTATTGCGAGATCCTGATAGCTTTGGCGATATAGTACGAGGTCTTCATGTTTATGGAGCTAAAGTACTACGCGCAGGCGCATTAGTTTCAGCTTTCTACGGTATAGACTAATACTGAAACAGATTCGGGGGTGTAAAAACCCCCTTTTCTTTTTTAACATTCATTAAACAATTTAAATAGAGGTAAAAAAAATGGCAAACCCAGTTATCAATATAAGAGATACAGGGCGAAACTCAGCTAGAACAGTAGATGTTCGTGAACTTGCGGATAATGTAGTTACTTCGTGGACTTCAGTAACAACAGGTACTATTGCAGTAACTGATGATACTAATACTGATGTTAGTTTTACACAACCAGCAGATACGATTATTCGTAATCTTATTGCTATTCCAGCAGGTAACATTGTTACAGCAGGTGGTAGTGGTAATGATGTTGACTTTTCACTAGGAACTTCTTCTGGTGGAACTCAAATTATTGCAACTGAAGCTATTCTAGATGATGGAGGGTCAGCAGTAACTTGGTCAGCTAATGCACCTTTGTATATTATACAAAACTCACATGGTCATGCAGCTAACCAATTTGTAAGCACAGCAACTACAGCAGGTGTTGTAGGTGGTCCAGCAACTTCAGAAGCTATTGTTATTGCAGCTACTTTGTATACTGCTTCAGCAAGAACTTTGTATGGTAGACTAACTCCAATCGGAGCTGATCTAGCAACTGCTGCTACTACTGTAACTTTCTTAGTTGAGTTCTTACATTGTGGCGTATTGCCTGATTAATTTAAGGATTAATTAGATGCCACAACTAGGAAGTGAAAACAGCCCTATAATCATGCCCGGCTCTGGTCGCAAAAAAAGCACCAGAGTCCTTGGGTTATTAGGAAGAAGGTATTCTGGAACTAGTAAAGAAAATTATGAAAAAAACTATGAAAGAATATTCGCAAAGAAAAAGGGAGATAAATAATGCCAGAATTAAAAGATAATACCATTGTAAGATATAGTACTGCTCAAGCTATGGAACAGTATTATGAAAATTCTCAAGATAAACAGAATTTAAAGTATGATTCTTATAATGATCAATATCCAAAAAGTGGTGCTTCTGCGAAAAAGGTAGAAATTAGTA